ATGGGGCGCAAATACAATATACCTAACCCTAAATTTGCAAGTCGTGAGGGTTGTTGGCAAGGTAAAGCAGGAATGAGTAATGTTGTTTTATCTAAACAAAGTGTAGTAGATGGTGAAGTTTTAACCGATAAGGGCAAAGATTTAAATGGTAATGCAAGTGTATTAGACCCTACTGCTTGTGAGATTATTGTTAGAATGTTTATGCCTACTAATGGTGTAAGGGTTTACAATCCTTTTGGCGGTGGTGTTCAAATGGGATTTGTAGCGGGTGGTTGTGGTTACGAATATACTTCAAGTGAAATAAGACAAAACCAATGTGATGCTAATAATGCACTTTGCCAGGAATTTCCTAACGTAAAATGGATTTGCAGCGATTCAACCAAATTTAAGCCAAAACAAAAATATGACTTAATATTTAGTTGCCCACCATACTATAAAGTTGAAACCTATTTGGACTATGATGGCAAGTCACCTGAAAATGAATTAAACTCATTAGGCACTTATGAAGAGTTTAGGGATATGCTTTTTGCAGGTTATAAAAATGCAATTGAAGCAATGAATGATAATACTTTTTTTGTTGTAATGACGGGTGATAGTAGAGATAAAAACGGGGGGTATTATGGTAGTGATGCTGAACATGAGTTATTTTTTAAAGAGCAAGGTTTACACATTTACAATAAAATAATTTACTTAGAAAGTGAATTTACCCGAAGAGCAACTGCAAAAAAGACTTTAAACTCTCGTAAATATCCTAAATGTGAGCAACGCATTTATGTTTTTTATAAAGGCGATACAAGTAAAATAAAAGACCTTTTTCCAAACATAGGCAGACTATGAGAAACTACAATACAACAATTAGCTTAACTAAAAATAAGCGTGGGATATGGGATTTAGACCCTATTAAAGGTTGTAAAAGTGGTTTGGCAAATAGTGAAAATGGTTGTTATAATGATTGTTATGCTTATAAAACTGCAAAGAGATACGGAATTGATTTTAGCGTATCAGTAGAAAGAGATTTTGAAGACTATAATCATTTAAATAGGGTAATTGAAATGATAGAAAAAGTTGATATGCCGTTTATTAGGATGGGTTGCTCTGGTGACCCATCTGAAAATTGGAAGCACACTATAAATATTATTTCTAAACTACGAAACAAAACCCAATTATCTTTATTTGATTATAATTCAACTAAACAAATAGTAATTATTACAAGGCATTGGAATGTTTTAACAGATGAGCAGTTGGAGCAATTATCTAAATTTAACATTTGCATTAATACAAGTATTTCAGCACTTGATAAAGAAGAGGTTTTAAACAATTGCCTAAAACAATACAATAGACTTAAACCTTTTTGTAAATCAGTTTTAAGGATTGTTAGTTGTGATTTTAATCTAAATAATAATGAGGGTTTAAAATTAAGTTTAGTGCAAGATAGTTTATTCAAAAATGAACATACATTAGATACTGTATTTAGACCATCAAAGTCTAATAAATTAGTAATTGATGGGATGATAAATACTAAACAAATGGCATTTATGAAAAGTAAAACATTAGTAAGTAAGTTTAATAAAAAAGCATACTTAGGTAAGTGTAATACTTGTTTAGAAATGTGCGGTTTAAATATTTAATTTTTGTGCAAAACTTGTAAAAGACTATTTGTTATTGTGAGGTAAATTTGTATTCGGGTTTCGCAGCCTATTAACGAATCATGAAGATATTTACAAATAAGTCCGTTTTAGTAGTTGGTTGGGTTTGATTCACCCTTGCGAAACCAGCGAACAAACGGACTTTTTTTTATAGGAGAATTCGGAATGAATTTTTTAGAGAAAGATTTGGAAGAAATCATTTTTACCACAGACAAAAATGAATTAGGTAAAAGAGGATTACCTTTTCACAACAAAAGCAGGTTATTACGACAAAAGAAAATTGGAAATTATGGTGTTGCCGATTTAATTGAAGTTAGAAGACCTTTCTATCACATAGAATACAGAGAACTTATAAAAGGTGAAATTACTGTATTTGAACTCAAACAAGAAAAAATAGGTATTTCTGCTTTTTTACAAGCATTAAGGTATTTAAAAGGTATTCAATCCTATTTAGAAAAAAGAAAGAAAGACCATTATTTTAATTACTCTATTACCCTTGTAGGTAAATCTATTGATTTGAATTCATCTTATGCTTATTTAGCTGATTTTACCAACTTACAAGAAGATGTGCTTTTATACCATAACTCAGGTTTTTGCTTAAGAAACTTTACTTATCGTTACGATTTTGATGGTATTTGGTTTGATGACCAATGTTCATTCAGTTTAAAACATGAGGGATTTTAGTTATGGCAAAAGACCCAGCATTCTTATTTTACCCCTCAGACTTTTTGACGGGTACAATGTTTATGAGTAATGAGCAAGTAGGTATTTATATTCGTTTGCTTTGTTCTCAGCATCAACATGGAGGTGTAATTGATAAAGTTTCATTTAATGCAATGGTAGGAACTAATGAAATAGTTAGAGCCAAATTTGTTGAATCTGATTTAGGTTTTTACAATATCCGTTTAATGGAAGTTATGAACCTTAGAAACAAAAAATCTAACAATATTTCGGAGGCAGTTAAAACTATTTGGGAAAAGCGTAAAAATGCGATTCCATCAAAAAACGATGGGATTCCATTACAATCGCAAAAGAATCCTAAAAGAATCCCAAAGAAAAACGATGCGATTCTTATGGGAACTGTAAATGTAAATGAAGTTATATTATATTTTAAAGAAAATGGATATAGAGAAGAAGTAGCAATTAGAGCATTTAACTATTACAACGAAGCTAATTGGCACGATGCTAATGGTAAGAAAGTTTTAAATTGGAAACAGAAAATGCAATCCGTTTGGTTTAAAGATGAAAATAAAATCAAAGTTGAAAATACTGAATCCGATATAGACTACGCTCGCAGAATGTGGATGGAAAAGAACGGAGGTAATTAATGAATGTTAAAATCATTGACTATTCAAAAAAGTCTAAACACTTTGAGGATTACCATAAGTCAGGCGGTACTCAACTAAACTATGCGGGGTTTGAATGTTTTAACGGAGTTTTTCAATACGCTTTAGATGGTGTTACGGATATAACGGGTTTACCGCATTCAGGTAAAACTGAATTTGCTTTGGAACTAATGTTCTACCAAAGTGAAGCGTTTGGATTAAGGCATTTACTTTATGCTCCTGATATTGGTTCATACAATGAGATACGCAGAAAGCTATTAGTAAAGTATTATCGCAGGAGTTTTAGGGGTTATGAGAACTCAATATCACCCACCGAAGTAATACAGGCAAGTGCCTGGATAGATACGTTTTTTTTAATAGCCCAAAAAGATGACCCAAAGAAACCATTAACACCTATTGACCTTTGGAACTTTGGTGTAGATTATGAGGATAATAACGGGGCTATTAACACCGTATTTATTGATTCATGGAAAAATATGTTTCACGATATGCAACCATTTGGAGGTAGAGAAGATTTGTATTTGGATTATGTTTTAGGCTATCGTAACGAACTTGCCGAAGCTAAGACTAAACACTTTATGACTATTGCGCACCCTAAGAAAATGGAAATAATGATACCTAAAGATGGTTCTAAACCTAAACGTAGGATTCCTGATGGGGACGATATAAAGGGCGGTAGTGCATGGAATAGCAACGGTAAAGTAATTGTAACCGTAGACTACCCAGAGCGCAGCAAACAAACCGTAGACCTATATTTTAACAAGGTAAAACCTGATGTACTTGGTAAAGCGACTGCCCTAATTGAAAGACTTGAATTTGATTGGAAAAAAAGCAGGTATAGAGAAACGATTGAGGGTAAAATCTGCTATGCGGGTGAAGGTAAAAAGCATAGGGAAGAAGGTAGTTTTATCGGGTTTGCAAGTGAGGAAAAGGTTGAAATATTTAATAATTTAGAAGGTTCTAAAAACCCATTACCATTCTAATGAGCGATAAATACGAAGAAACATTAGAGCAACTCTACTTCACAACCCGTTCACTAATGGCAAAAGAACGCAAGGAAGATGAAGCGTTAAAAGCCTTAGACGATTTAAGAGCCATTATAAACGATTTTATTATCCAAGTTGATAAGATACAAGGCGAACGAAAAAAAGAGTGGGAAATGCGAGTTAATACACTAAAAAACGTATTTAATCAGGTAGGCAGTATTTACCTAAACGAATTGTATTGGCGAAAAAAGGTTTATAAACTCGAATCGGATAACTTAAATCTCACCTACGAGATTGAGCGATTGAATAAAGAAATTGAGGTATTGAAAGGAATAAACGAATTTTAACCACCTAAAAACCAAACAGATATAAATTTAGTTTAATAATTTAATTTATTTATTTGTTTATCTCATTTATCGGGTTTAGATTTGTGCTATCAATAACCAACTATATGAATACTACTACCAAAACAAGAGAAGAATTGCAGTTTGATATTATCTCAAACAATCTAAAATGCGCATCGGTTGAAAGTATAGAAAGATTCAAATGTTTTCACTACGAAACTTACCTTAGATTGTTTAGTGATAAATCAGAGGGCTTTGTTTATAACCGCATGAATAAAAATGGAAGTTTTACCTATAAATGGTTTAAACACAAGGAAGATGCTATTAAATACATGAATCTACCTATTAAAAGTTTAATCAAATAACCAAACAAATGACCAAACCAAAGAAAAAAGTCGGTCGCCCAAAAGGTAAGACTAAAGACCAGTTTACGATAACAACCCGAATTGAATTAATCAACAAATTTGGGGCTGACAAATTGCGGGAGTTGGCTAATAATTATTTTGAAACGCTATGACACTAATTAAACAAGAATCCCATTTATTAACCTGCGATAGTTGCGGGTATGAAATGCAGATTGATGGAATATTAGACTTGCCAAATAATTGGGCTTATACAAGAGGTTTTAAAGGAGAGGTTGAACACTACTGCCCCGACTGCCACATAGTAGATGAACACGACAAAGTGATTATTAGAAAAAAGGAGGATAACAATGAGTAACGAAACACTTGAAGAAGCAGCAGAAAAATATACTAATACTTTTATCAATGATGATGGTACTACTGAAGAAGATTTTAAGGCAGGTGCTAACACCAAAGCAAATTCGGGTTAAATCGCCTAAAATGAAAGTGAGTAAAGCCCAAAAAAAACGCAATAATTTAACTTTTGCGTTTAAAAATTCAAGTCATTCACAAAGCAATAAATAAGATTATGCAACAATCAACAAAATCAGAATTTATATTATCTGATGACGAAATAAAAGAAGCTATTTTAAATTTTTATCATAAAAAAATTAGCGAAATGGGCTATACTTTTTCAGTTACATTAAGTGATGTTAAAATTGATGTAATGCCAAAAGTTTCTATTGTGATAAATACATTAAGGGAAATTTAAAAACTAAACAAATTAACCTCACAAAGCAATAACCAAACCAACCAATGAGATTAGCCGATAAAATTAAATACAAAGGGATGTCTTTTTTAAGCAATTCAGGGGGAATTATTATTCCTAATTTCTTTGTAGGTGCTTATGAAATGGACTTATGCCAAATTACACGAGCAGGGTTAATGGTTGAATACGAAATAAAGATTAGCAGGAGCGACTTTTTCAATGACTTCAAAAAAGGGAATAAACACGATGTAATAAAGTCAGGAAGCAGGTGCAATAGATTTTTCTTTATTACTCCAAGAGGTTTGTTAAACTTAAATGAAATACCCCCTCAATATGGTTTAATTGAATATGATAATCAGTTTAATACAATGTGTATTATTAAACCTGCAAAAATATTGAGCAAAATAGATTTTGTTAATTGGCGTTCAATTTCATTTCAATTATTATCCCGCTCCGAAAATTATAGAAGAAAATATAAGTACGAAAAATATTTAAATCAACAAAATAATACCAACCAATGAAGCGAGCAATGCTACTTGATATACTGCTATTTTTATTGATTTTTGCCTTAGTTCTTTGCGCAATTGAGTATTTTCAATATTAGCCGATATAAGTTGATTTGAACGTAAAGAATCAATTGCCTGGAGTTGCTTAATCTTCAAGTCTTTTGTTCCTAATTGTTCACGACTAACTGAATCAAGTTTAATCATTTTGTCTAATTCGTTAAATGCTAAATTAATTACTTTGACTTGATGCTGATTTATACAAATAGTCGAATCGGGAGATGTTATCGAATAGCAGTTTAGTGTTAGCAGAATCAGGCAGGTAAATAATAATAGTTTGAATCGAATCATGGTAATTGTTAATTATAGTTTTTTTAATCGTCTGGATGCGTTCAATTTGGTTAAGGCTATCAATATTATTCTGTAATACCTTAATTTGCATGCTAATAATTTCAATCGCATATTTTTTCATAAATCAAAATTAAAACTTAAACCAATAAAAACAAATGAAAAAAGTTATTTTAATCCTTACAATCAGTATGTTATTTGCTTGTAAGAAAGAGTGTAATTTCCCGCCTGCTCCGTATGGTACACCTAATGATGTATCTGAATACACAAGTGCAGGGCATCAAATCATGGTAATCTATTTCAAGACCAAAACCAATTGGCTTAACATCATCAAACTTTTAGACGAGAAACTTTAACTACGGGAACAGGTATAACTGAACACAAAATAATTATGGGAGATATAGAACAAGGGAAATGCGAATTTTGCCAAGAAATAAAACCAATTCAAAGAACATATTTATACCCTTCTAAATATGAACGAAATCCTAACGATATTTCAGGCAACAAAAAAAAGCATAATGAAGGGGCTTATTTCATAATCATTTCTACTTGCAATGATTGTGGTGTTCCTAAATTAACAAAACAAACTAACAGGGGAACGGCTGAACCGACCACAAAAAAAATGGAAACAACAAATACAAGTGAATCGTTTATGGGTAGGTTACTAAGAGAACGTGATGAATTAAAAGACAAAACCGAAAAGTTAAAATCTTTTTTATCTAATGAAGAAAATGTTATTAAAATTGTGGGTATTGTGCAACATGAACTTTTGGTAAAACAATTGTATTTTATGGATGAATACTTGTGTATTCTTGAACAAAGGATTGAATATTTGCAAAAACCACTTGACAAATAAAATCAAAATACTATCTTTGACTATTGTTTAACGGGAAGGTTAAACATAAGATATTGGCTATTCCTTTCTAAGTTGACCGTGCCTATAAACCCTGACAATCTTCCCGTTGTTGGGGTTTTTTATTTTAAATTTTATGCAATCAGCAATCTACTCAATAACTAACAAATTTAATGGGAAAGTCTACATTGGCAGTACGATTAACTTTGAAAAAAGAAAATCAGAACATCTAGCAATGTTGCAAAAAGGTAGACACGAAAACGTAAATATTGATATTGATTTAAAAGAGTTTGATTATACTGCTTTTAGGATTGACGCTTTATCTACTTTTGATAATATACCGACCTTATGGTTAAGGTATTTAGAAAACGCTTGGATTGACTATTGCAGCTATCATTTTAAACTATACAACGTAAATCATAATACAATCGGTTTCGGTCAAATTAAACATTCATTTCCTACTCGAAACGAAAGGTTAGCATTTAGGAAAGTTAAAAGGGTTGAAATGACAAAAATAAATGAGATAGTAAAGGTTCTTATCTTATCGCATAATAAACAAGATTAAACCCAAA